GCTTGGATCGCGGCGCGGTCGTTTGTGGTGCCATTGCCGACAGCGTTATAAGGCGGGTCCTTGACGTTGTATTCGCCAAGCGCCTCGCCAATCGTGACGTTCTGCACGGTGTCCACGCCCGATCCGCGCGGAAACTTCCGGTTCTCGAACCCGGCCCCTGCAAGCGCTGTCAGTGTAGCGTCTACGGGCTGGGAGCCGGTTGCGGAGGGGCTTTCGGAGAATGAAAGATAGGTGACGGACTCGTCAGAGGATTTGATCGTGATGTCGTAATTGACGCCGGGGTCAAGGTAGGTGAGGAAATACCCCGAGCCGTCTGCAATCACAGGATTGGTTGCCGGAACCGTCAGGGCACTGTTTGTGTAGGTCGTGGCGTTTGTGCTGGTGCCTTTAATCTTGAAAGCGATCTTAGCGGCAGCAAGCGGAATGCCGCTGCTGTCTGCGAGATACCAGCCAAACGGGATTCCACTAGCCATGAGGGCGCTCCTTAAGAAGATTGATAATCAATTGATTTGGGGCTAATGTCGAGCGCTGGGACCGCGTCAACGGTCTCCCAGCGCTCTGACCAACGAACCTAGTGCGGAGGCCCGAATGGCTGCCCAAGAATTGCCTGATCCTGAATTGTTACGCAAGCTGCTTCGATACGAACCGGAAACCGGAAAGCTATTTTGGAACCATCGCCCCTTAGACATGTTTAAGAAAAAGCAAACATGGGCCGCGTGGAATACAAGATGGGCCGGAAAAGAAGCGTTTACGTCCACTAATCTTCACGGTTACCGCCAAGGAAATATTTTTAAGTGCGTGACCCGAGCGCACCGCGTGATCTGGGCTATTGTGACAGGACGCTGGCCGTCCGAACAAATTGACCACATCAATGGCATCCGAACCGACAACCGGCTGCAAAACTTGCGGGAGGTTTCAGGTTCCGAGAACAGCAAAAACAAGTGCCAAAGATCAAACAACACAAGCGGAGTGACTGGCGTTAGCTGGTCCCGTGATAAGCAAAAGTGGCTGGCTGACATCCGTGTGAACCGCAAACAAATCTACATAGGCCGGTTTGACAATTTCGAAGATGCTGTTGCGGCCCGGAAGGCAGCGGAAGCCAAATATGGGTTTCACGAAAACCACGGTCGTCAGTGATTTGCGCTATTGCGCGAGCGCGTTGCGTTTACGCTGTTCGTCTTTGTAGGCTTGGTATCCGCCGATAGCGGCCACGCCTCCGGCAATGCCAGTTGCAGCACCGCCAAGCGCGCCGCCGACTACGGCGCCAACCGGGAACCCACCGGGTGACATAGGCGGTTCAGCAAGAGCATTTGGTGAAGGTTGCGGCACCATTTCAGACGGGGCAATGTTGCGATCCGTGAGCAACAAGCCAGACTTGCGCTTGGATCGCCGGACCATTTCGTTGACCCATTCGGGGCGCTTGATGGCGGGTTCTCGCAGCCATGTGTAAAACGTCCGAATGACTTCTTCGGGGCCAAGGTTCGGAGCATAGAGCGGAACGTTGGAGTTGTTGTAAGGGATCATCACCACGCCGGTCTTGTCGTGGATTTTGAACACGTCGTCACCGCGTTCAAGCATCCTGGTTGCCTGCGCCGCGAGCTTGTCTTCTTCCGCTGTGCCGGACTTTACGGGCGGGACAGAGGCATCCTTGCCAGCGTCTACCATCTGTTCGAGGCGCGTGGGTTCTGGCTTTGGCTTGGCGAGGTCACGGACAGCGGCTTTGATGGCCTCGGGGCTGTCAGGCTTAGGCGGGCGTTTGCCTCCTGCGCCAGCGGTCGCCACATCATCCGCCAGCGAACGAACTGGGATGCGTCCCGCCAGCGCCATTGCCCCGCCGCCAATTGCAGCATCTGTCAGGTTGCGTTCACCGTCTTGGTTTACGTCCGTTCCTACACCAATCCCTGCGCCTGCTAGGGCGTTGCCGAGGTCGCCTCGGAGGGGGAGGCCAAACTGTTTTGGATCAGAACTGAGAGACGGCCGAAGCGGAACAACGTTTTCAGGTTTGTCCGCCCCTGACACTTTGAACTGCGATCCATCAAGCCCTTGTTCTTCCAAAATCTGCAAAGCGCGGTCTTCAACACGTTGGCGCGTCGGCAACAATCGCTTGCGCTTCGGACCTTTAGCGTTCTGCGGGATCAACTCAAGACGAGCTTGGCGGTATGCGTCTTCATACTGAGACGCAGTTGCTACCGCAAATTCTTTCTTGGCGTTCCTGCTTATGCGAAAATCCTCAAGGTCGATATTCCTATCTCGCTGGGCAACGATAGGCATTAAAACGCTGTCAGGGTCTTTGCCCTGTTCTCTCAGAATGGCAGAAGCAAGTTCTTCAATCAGGTAGATTGGTTTTGCTTCTGGGTCGCTGGCATTTGCTGCGCTTCGGAGATCGAGACGCTCTGCCATGCTATAACGGTTCATCAGGGTCTTTGCCTGCTCGATTGCGTCATCAAATTCTGCTGAAGTCGCGGGTTCAAGGTCCCGCTGTGGCCGCATGTAACGCATTTGCCCGCGAACGAAATCTTCCATACTTTCCGCATTCCAAATACGGTCATATGAAGACTTTGGAAGCTTGGCAGCGATTGATGGCCATGCGTCATCCGCAAACTTCTGCAAACCCGTTGTTCCCGCAATGCCAATCATCGCGCCGCCAACCTGATCCTCCCAGTTGACCTTGCCGTCCTGATTTACATCGTTGAAGCTGCCATAGGTCACGCCGCCTGAGCCGCCAAGCAATACGTTGGTGACGGGGTAGTTGACGAAGCCTGCTTCACCCGCCCGGATCGGCCCTTGCGGGGCGAGGGCGTTGGGGGATGGAACTGGCTGGCTTGCGGGAGCTAACTGAGCGCCACCCGTGGGCGGAGCGCCGCCCCCACCGCGCGCCGTCAAAGGCGGCAAGTCATCGCCAGGCATCGGACCGCGCGGCGTTGCGCCTACGTCGCGCATCAGCAGCGCCGTCACGTCATCAATTTTACCTTGGCGACCGCGTGCGAGAGCATTGCCCATTGAGCGCATACCGGCACGCAGAGAGAAGATAGGAAGCACCGCGCCGCCTGCCCCACTTCCGACCGATGCCGCCACCGAACTAACCGCTGCGTCACCGCCAAGGGCCTCCATGACGTTGCCAATGCGGCGCATCATGGGATTGGACACAACGCGGTTAGCTTCCTCCAGCGCTTCGCGGCTTGGAATGGTAGACGACTTGCCAGTGACGGGATCAATCCGGCGCACACGCGCCAACCGCTCATCAATAAACCGAATGTCGTTGGCGAGCTGGCCGCCCTTTTCGCCCACGACCGTTTCCAAACCGCCAAGCGACTGTTCGTTGCCTATCTGGGTTGTGACAGGCGGCGCGCCTTTCCTGTGACGACCGGCAAGGCGTAGCAGTTCGTCGCGGATCGAAAGCAACGCGGCTTCCTGCTGTTCCGGCGTCAGGTTTCTCAGGTCATCCGCCATCCGGCGAACGCCCAGCGTGTCCGTGACCTTGGTGAAAAACCGCGAGCCGAACGTAAGCGCTTGCTCTGTGCCGAACTCGTCTCCGAATTGCATTCGGGCTTGTTGGTATCCGGGCGCCACACCGTCCACCTCAAGGCGGGACAAAATGTTGTTTCTCATGTCGGTATAGGCATTACCCAACACGGTATTGCCCGCGTCAAACGCCTCTTGCGCCTTGTTGTTTGCGGCCATTTGCATCCAATGGGCAGCGCGGCGCGGGTCGCTTTTGATCATCTGCTCTACGTTGAGCATCTTACCTGCTGCAATTTGGCGAAGCGGGGTCGCAAGTTCAGACGTGGAATAGAAGTCAAGCGCCTTGCTTAGTTCATCAATACCGCCAGGATTAGTGGGCGGCGCAGAAAACACGCGCTCATAACCTTCGTCACCGATCCGCTTCATCTCTTGTTGCGCGCTGGTCAAAGTGTCATAACGCGAACCAGCCCCAAGTCGCGCATTAGCGGAGTCTTCAAGGAATTGACCAAGCCGCCCGTAATCCTCACGGACAACGTTCCGAACAGTCTCGCTCGCAGCCCCGCCCGAAACGCCTGCGCCCTGAAGGAACTTCTGCAATACCCCTTCCGCGTTGGGGCCAAGCTGATCGATAAGTACATCCTTGAGCCTCGACGTCAGCGTCGGGAGATCAGCCGCCTGATCCGCAAGCTGGTCGAACGTGGCGAGGGCCGCACGTATGTCGTTAGGTCTATATCCGACCTCACCGAGCATCCGCACGAGGATACGCTCGGCCCGGCGATCAACAGGCCCGTTAAGCGCTTCAGCATTGAGGACGGTTCCTGACCCCGAACGGCCAGCCGTGCGCTGTGCCACTTCTTCCGCCACGCTGTCAGGGGTTGCCGTGCGGCCCCCAGATGTCACAAACTTGCCAAGGCGGTTCAGCGCCATAAGCCCAACCGGGCCTAGAATGTTAATCGGATCGCTCGCGCCTTGCTCAGCTTTGCCAAGCGCGCTTTCCAAAGTCGGCGCCCGACCTTCCTCCGCCGCAGCCGTGCTTTCGCCAACCGTGCCTTGGAATAGCGCGTTTTGCCCTGCCCATGCGCCGACCTGTTCCGTACCCCGCTGCCCGAGCCGGGTGCCGCGTGCCAGCGCTGATCCGCCTTGCGGAAGCAGAGCGTTGACCAGAGGCTTCAGGGTCGCGTTATAGGCTGCCCGTCCGCCTTGGAAGGCAAGCTCGCCCGGCGCCAAATAGCCTGCAATGTCGCCCGCCAGAGACGCCCCTGGTTGATCCTGCCCGGCCTGCGCGATCCGCCCGCGCATTTCCTCGCTGACAAAGCCGGGGATGCCCAGCGCAATCGAATTGACGCCGCGCACCGAAAGGGCTTCCGGCGCAGACATAACGCCTGCCTCGTCATAGACCTGCTCAGATTGCGCGAGGCCAGCAAGCTGCGCCGCATTTCCGCCGCCCATGCCCGCCACAAAGGGTGACATGCCTTCAAGCTGGCGGGTCGTCTCTGCGCGGCCTACTTCACCCGCCGCACGCTCTACGGGGTTCACACGCGCCTTGCGGGTCGCGTCTGCAATGTCCGCCTCCACCTGACGCGCCTTGGCCAGCACGGCGCTGTCTGTGCGGTTCTGCATGCGGTCAGGGGCGGTTGCAGCCGGGAGGCTGGCGCGCATCTGGGGATCGGAGAACACAGGTTGCGTGCCTTCGGGCAGCATTCCTGCGGCGCGCTGGAGGAAGGGGGAGGCTGGCTGTGCGGGGGCTGCACCTGCGGCCTTGGCCTCAAGTTCCCGCAAGCGTTTCAGCTTACGGAGGCGCTCAAGTTCTGCGCGTTCGTCAGCGGGTCCGGCCATTATTCAATCCTCAGCTCGCGGCGAAGTTGCTCAAGTTCTGCGGCTTCGTCGTCATTCAGCGTTTGAAGCTGCTGGTTCGTCGCGCCCCGGCGCTGCGCCGTAGTGGCCAGCGATGGGAAGTCTGTTGCCAAGGCTTCGCGCAAACGCTGTTCACGGCCTGCCATGTGCTCGCGCAAGCGGGTCAAGTTGTAGCGCACGTTTTCGGGGCTGGTGTCCTGACGAAGCGATCCAAACACGGCTTGCAAGAATGCAAGCTCGCGTTCGGTGACTGCGCCGAGTGCGCCGCCCGTGGGGCTCGCCTCGCGCATGGCTTGCAGTTTGTCGAAGCCTACGTTCGCCTGAATAGTTTCCAGCAGGCTTTCTAGTTGGCCAGCCGGAGTGATGCCGCCGATGATCGGCAGGTCTTTCAGCGCAGCCCCCGCGCCCGTGGACCATCCGCTGATTGATCCCAGCGCGCGGTCAATGTCTTCCAGAACGATGCTGTTCTGCGCCGTGAACTCGTCCAGCCCGCGCAAAGCCTTGTTGTAAGCTTCTTGCTGCGGTCCCGGCGTGACAACCGGGTTGCCGTCTCGGTCAAATGCAATGGCCGCATCTTGACCGCGCGGGGCAGAGCCATAACCAAGACCATCCACAGGGCCGCCAATCATTACAGAGCCATCGGGGCCGACACGGATGCCGCCGCTTTGCGGACCCGCAACACGCTTGATCTCGCCGGTTTGAGCGCTCTTGATGAACAGGCCGGGGATGCCGCCGGGCGGGGTGTATTCCTGCCATTGCTCCTGCGGTTTTTGCGGCGCCGTATATGCCGGAGTGACTTGGTTGCCTTGTATTCTCATCAGGCTGTCGCCAACCACTTTGAACTCAGGGTTCATCTGCGCCTGGTATTGCTTCATCAGGCTTTCAGGGTCTTGCAGGCTTTGCAACGTCGCCTGAATAGCTGCGTCGGACAGGTCCATTTGTGCAAGCTGGTCTTCAGGCACTTCCACGCCGATCTGTGCAAGCGTTTGCGCGATCTGGGGACGCATGGCCTCGCGCTGTTCCTGCGGGGTCTGAAGCAGTCCCATCCCGTAGCGCATCAGGCCGGTGCGCTTCTTTTCTGCCTCAGCATCAAGCATCGTCCTTTGCTGCGTCTGTAACGCCATGCCTGTTTCAATGTCGCCCATGCCAAAGGCTGTCGAAGCGCCGCCTTTGAGGTCGCCCATTGCCAGCGCGTTGCCGAGTTTCTGGCGGCCTGCGTCGTATTCGCGTTGCTTGCGCTGACCTTGGCCAGCCTCAAACGCCTGTATCGTCTGGAGAGCGTTGTATTGCATCAGCCAAACCCTCTCATGTCAGTGGTGCCGTTTGGAACGTAAGGCTTGGCGCCTTTGCTAAACCAACCCGAGCCCATCCCATACGCCAGTGCATTGCCCACGTTCTGCAAGCCGCCTTGGATCGCGTTGCCCGTGTTCATGTAGCTGGACGCCCGCGCATTGCCTTGCTGCATCTGCGTGTTGGCGAGGTTCGCGCCGAGCTGGTTGGCTTGGCTTGCCTGCTGGCTGCCGATCTGTGCGCCTGTACCAGAAATCCCAGACAACGCGTTGTAATAGTTCCCAAACGCCCCTGCCGTGTTACGCCGGTTGCGGTCATTCAGCGCGCCAATCGCAGACCCGGACATGGACTTGCCGCCCGCGCCGAACGCGCCAACCATGTTCTCGAACTCAGCGTTCGTCGTCGTCAGGTTTGACCGTCCGAACCCGCTGTCAAGGAACGTGTTGTAAGCCTGATCAACACCTGTGCCGACGCCGATCCCGCCGCCTTGTGCCATTTGCTGGCCATCACCGCCCGGCATCATGGCGCCGCCGCCAACGCTGACCGCTCCAGGCGCTCCCGTGCCGGATGTTGGGGCCGATCCCGTGCTGGTGGGCATCTGGTGGCCCTTCATGGCGCCAACCGTGTTGTAATAGTGCTCTGCCGCCCGAATTGGATCACGGCCCAGCCGGTCAAACGTTTTGGCGTTCTGAGCATAGAACGCGTCAATCTCAGGCTTGTATTGCTGCGTGTAGGCCTGCCACTTGGCATTCGGATTGGCGAACGCTTCCTGTGACTGCTGGATGGCCGACTGGGGCACAAGGTTGGAATTGCCCAGCAAGCTGCCTTGCATGGCAAGGGCATTTAGTCCGGCTTGCTGGAACGGGGCCTGTAGTTGTAGCGAGCGCTCGAACTGCTGGTTCTGCGTTGCCGCTGCCTGACGCGCCGCTTCTTCCTGCGCCTTGGCGGCCTTGTTGCCGCTGGATATGGACGCGCCCGCGCCTAGCAGGCTGGACCCGATGATTGCCGCTGGAAGCCAAAACGCCATCTCTAACTCCTAAACCACGCTTTCAATGTAGACAGACACGTCTACCGCCACGCTCGCCGCGGCGCTGTCCGTTACCGTACAAGTCCAGATTTGAGACCGAACCGCACCCGCCAAAAGGGTGCCTTCAAAGTCGGTAATCGCTGCCGTGGGCGAGTTGGCCACCATTGTTCCGGCCCCGGACTTTTTTGCCCATGCGTAGGTGTATGGCGCTGTCCCGCCCGAAGCTGACACAGACACCGCATTGGTTGTCACGCTGCCCGCGCCGATCCGGTCGCCGTAGGCATAGGTGGGCAGCACAGAGGCCGACAATGCCCCGCCAGATGCCGCCGCTGTCGCTGCTACCGCCACGTTCTCGGACACGCTCGAAAGCTGGCCTGAGACTGACCCCGTGCCCGCAATGATCACATCCGCCAGGGGCTGCGTGCCATCAAGGATGGCCTGCTGGGTTTGGTTCACCCCGGCAAGGATCGTGCCCACCGACCGGATGCTATCGCTTGCGCCGTTGTCCAGGTCGTTGAGGTAGCGAATGGCTTCCAAGGTCAATTGACCCGTGGCCATATCCACAAATTGTTTCGGGATAACGCGGCTACCCATTGAGCACCTCGATAACCAAGGCTTGCCGGACTTCTTCGGGGCTCATGTTGTCCGTGATTGGAACAAGCACACCGCGCACCTCTATGCCGGTTGGCACCGCACGAAATGCCACGTCTGGATAGCGGTTCTGCACCCTGCGTGCTGCTGCGAGCTGGTCGTTTCTCATCGCTCACCCACTGGCACACGGGATGGCAGGAACCCGACCGGATCACTCAAGCGGAACAGGAGCACGGTCTGCTCAGGCATGGCCCGCCCGTTCTGTTCCCAGCTTGTGCGGGCGCCGTATTCGCCAATGGCCCCAAGTGACCGATCCCGGTACGCTCCGAACGTGTTGCCCTTGTCCCGGCTGATGGCCATCGAGAGCAAGGGATTTGACCCCTGACCGCTTACAAGGCCGATGCCCTTAGTGCCTTCAACCCGGACTTGTCCAAGCGGCTGGTTGCCCATGTTCACCGGCAAGTGCGCCGAGAAGTACCGGACAATCTCGGTGCCAAACGTGGAGGCATTGGCCATCCGGTCAGACTTGTAAGACCGGCTCAGTTCTACCAGCGTCCTGCCTTGAGGCGCTGCAAACTGCTGGCCGTCCACAGTGACCTGGAACACCCATTCCCACGTCTCGGAGCCGTAGGTCTGGCGAAGGTGCCATGTCTGCGTTGCCACGTCATACACGATGCACTTGTTCGGCGTGCGGATCACATAGAACTTGTGCGCCTCGGTCTCGATGGCGCTGCATACGATGTCTGCACGGCTCACTGTGGCAAGGTATCTGCTCACCCACGGGTCATTGGCGTTCAAGAGTTGCGGCGTCAGGCCGTTCAGCCGGTACACGCTTAGGTCATCCCCGATGAAAAACAGCGTGTTGTCCAGCTTGACGATGCTGTCCCGGCAAGCCGCGCCACGGTCGATTTCCTGCCCCACGATAGGCGAGAACGGGTCGTCATTATCGCCCGTCTCCACCCAAGGCTGTATCGTCTGCGTACCGAACACCATTAGCGTGTTGGAAATCACCGCAAGGCCCACAATGCCGTCAGGGGCGTATTCTGCGGTATAGTACGAAAGCGTCGTCGTCGTGTTGAACTGTAGGGTTGTGGAGAATGCAAACCGCGATCCGTAGCTGGCAAGGAGCCGCTGCCCCATCGTAGCAATCGAGGTGTAAGCCGTCTCACCGGCATCGCTCAGCAAGGTTGCCCAATCCGCGTCCGACAGCGCCGCTACACTGGCGCCGCCGGACTGGAAGAGGCTGCCTCCGCTAAGGAATCCCGCCTGGACTTCCCCGAACACAGCCTTCACCCTGTCCGTACCCGTCATGGTCCCGGTCAGGGCGCTCCATGTGTTAGCACTCACATCATAGAGCCTAACCGTCGTCCCATCGGGCACAACGATTTTACCACCTGCAAACCCATCCGCTTGAAACAGGCCCCGCACACCCGTGGTCAGAACCGTTCCGTTATCAACGATCCGGCTGCCCGGCGTATTGACGTGACGCACCGGCCTTTGCGGGTCACCCCCGTTCGGCTCAACGTAATAGTTGATGACGAACTTACGCGCATCCCCGTAGCCATCGGGCTCAAAATGTGAGGAGGCAATCGCGGCTTCGGGCATTACTGCGGCTCCAGCGCCTCACGAAGCGCCGCGTCTGCTTCAGACCCGTTCGCACAGTCCTTGCCGGTCAGTTCCTTGGCCAGCTTGACGCGCTGCTTCCAGTGCATCTTCTCCCAGCCGTCTGGCAGAAGTCCCGCACCCACCACCGGGATTTTCAGCTCGTCAAAAGCTGCTGGCTCCGGGGAAGCCGGGTAATCTTCGGGGACCGGATCAAGCACCGGCTCAACGTCGAGACGCTCAAACCCGTCAAGGCGAAGCGCCTTTGCAATCAGGTCCGGGTCATTGGTTTCAACCGTTTGCCCACGGGGGAAGTTCATGCCCCACAGTTCCCGATTGTCCCAAGGCCCGTTGTATCGAAGGATTGCCATGTCTCACCTCAAAAGTAATTCTGCGGAACGGGCTGGTGATCCTGCTGCATCGCAATCACCTCGCGGATACGCCTCATGCCCAGCTCTCGCATCTGTTCGCACTCACCGACGCTCATGTCAGGCACAAACCTGCGCCCTACATTCCCGGCCACCATGAGGGTCAATCCCCGCATCACCGCCTCGGGAATGTCCGTAAGCTCCCAATACGCAATGCGCCGTTCCTGCAATTCTGCATGAACCTCCGCGATGCCTTCATCCACCGTTGCGTCATCGGTCGCGTTCGGCGTTGCCCCGCCTTCCAGAACATAGAGTTCCTTCAGGACACGGGCGACTAGGTCTGCTTGCGTTGCCATCTCGGCCTCCTTTGGCAAAGGGGCGAGCAAGAAGCCCGCCCCTGCCGTTTCATCAGGTCATAAACGCGATGATGACCACACCCGAACCTGCCGACGCTGCCGTACCGGCAAGGGCGACCGTCGCGGTGATGTCCGTGTCCGCCGTGACCGACATGGTGACCGCTTCGTCCAGTGCGACATGGCCAATCGTGCCAAGCGCAAGGTCCGTTGCGTAGAAGTCACCGTCTGCCGCCGTGCCGATGTCCAGCACGTTGGTAGTGCCAGCATTGAACGCCACGTCCACGTGAACACCGCTCATCGGTTTGATGATGTTCGCGCCTGCCGGGATGGTGCCCATTTTCAGGACAACGCCGTTATCGGCAAACGTAATTGCACGCTTCAGGAAGCTGATCTGCCGCGTGTAGTTTGTGAGAGCCTGAGCACCCATAGCTTATTCTCCTTCAGTGTGCGGATCAGGTGGCGGCAAAGAAGCCGGTGATCATGCCGTGGTCGATGCCGTTGTAACGCAGTTTCTCTGCGCTCCAGAGGCTTTCGACGCCGACGCCCTTGATGAACCCATAATCATCTTCCTTGCGCTGCGTGGCACGGGTCGTCTGACCCCACGCAATGCCAAGCGCCTGAGCGCCTGTGAAATAGACCGGGTAAACCGTGGCCGAAGACGCGCCGATGGTGCCAACGTTGCTGATCTCGGGAATTTCCCGGACCACAACGCCGTCAACGATCAAGTCACCGTCCTGGAAGATCGGGTTCGATTCAACATCGCGCGGGCGGCCATCAAGGTTGATGGTACGCATGTCGATCTTGAGGTCCGAGAACGGCTCAGGCCCGACGAAGCACACGAAGTATTCACGGCCCTGCGATCCGGTGCGGATCGGACGGATGGACGGCAGGTCAATGCTGTCACCCTTCTGGATACGCAGGCGGCGCTTGGCCATGCGCTTCAGGAGGGCCAGCGAGGACACGGTGAACTTGTCAGCCGTGGTGTCAACGTTGGCAGCCGCCGTGGCGAACGTGGCGTTGTAGTTGGCTTCTGCGTTGCCGTAGAGGATACGGTAACGGTTGGCCGCAGACCATGCGTTTTTCTGGGCAGCGGTCGATTCCGAGAAGAACACCTCTTTCGGGTGAGCCTGTTCGGTTGGCGAAACGCCTTCCTTGTAGGCCGACGACAGTTCAGTGATCGAACCAAGCGCGTTGATGATCGAGTCCCGCATGTCGTCCATGTCGCGGACTTTGAGCATGTCCTTCGATGCGTTCAGCAGGTCGATGACCGAGTTCTGCTCCTCGGACTTCTTGATCGCGGCGGCGAAGCGGTGCCAGTAGGGCTTCAGGTCATAGCTGAAGTTGCCCAGCGCTTCTTCGTTGCCGGTCAGGGTGCCTGCGCCGACGTTGCCGCCGGAGAAAGCCGTGACGAGCGGGATGGTGATGACCTGCCCGCCCTGAATGAGCTGCTTCTTGACGACGAACGGCGAGTTCGTAGACGTGCCCATGTAGGGATTGAACCCACTCTCCCGAACGTATTCGGCAAAGTAGTCTGTCTCCCATTTCTTGAGGATATTGCCCGTTGCGGGCGTAGTGAATGACATAGCTGTTACCTTTCAGGTGCTACTTGCGTTTGAACAGCACGTCGAAGCCGTCCGAAGGCTCACCGGTTGCATCTGAAGTGCGGGGCTTGCCTGTGCCTGCCAGTGATGGCGGGACGTTCGGCCTTGCCTGCGTCTGGACCTGCGGGGCTTGCCCGCCTTGCATGGCTTGAAGACGCTGCTCGATAAGGGCCTCCAATGAGCCCGCCTCGTTGAGCATCTGCAATTGCTGTTCGCGCTTGTACCATTTCACCAGCTCGCCCATCGGGTGGGGATGCTGGAGAAGCGTGTAGCTGTAGGCCGAAGTTGCCGGGTCATTCCGGCAGGCCTCGTCAAAGGCTGACCATGCTTCACGAACGGTTGCCTCGTCATTCTGCTGGCTGGCCATGAACATGCTCATTTGCATCTTCTGGGCGTGTAGCGTCTGTTCGAGGTAAGAACGCGGGTCCTGTTCAAATGCGACCTGTGGCCCGGTAAACTCCGGCGCCTTGGGTTGCGTCTGGGTCGTTGATCCCTGAGAGCGTTTTAGCTCCTGGAGTTCCTTGCGGAGGGCTTTGACAACCGACAGAGGGACTTGTGCACCTTCTTCATCATCGGACGGCGGCTCCGTGATCTGCTGCATTCCGGCAGCTTCTTTTGCGCCCGTTTCGGCCTGCGTCGCTTTTTCGGCTGCTTCCCTCCGCACGAACTTCCCATCGGGTCCGCGTTCTGGTCCGCCTGTAGCGGGTTCCACGCGGTCAATGGGCTGTTGCACGGGTTCAAGGGCAGCATCCTGCTCGGCAAACTCGTCAAGAAAGTCCTTTTCTCCACTCATCATCATCTCCAAACGCCCGTAACAGCGGCGGCCTGATACGCCCGGTCCCCGGCGGCGGGTATTTGCTCAGGGCCTAAGCGGCCAAGAGCAGAATGGTTTCCTCGTCGTCTTCTTCGGCCTCGCGCAGCGCTTCCGCGCGCTTGACCAGCCAGTAAACGAGAGCCTTTGTGTCTTCCTGCGTCGTCGGAGGCGCGACCTTGCTGCGCCTTGCTTCCTTGCGGAGGCGTTCGCGGTCCTTGCGCTTTGCGTCATCGGCTGCGGCCTGCATGGCTTGCAGGATCAGCAGGTTGATGCGTTCCAGTTCCTTTGCCGGGTCCAGCCCGCGCTTTTCAGCAACAGGCAGCGGGGGCGGTTCTTCGTCCAGAAGTTCGGCAAACAGCGCCTTTTCGTGCCGGGCAATCGCGAGTTCGCGCTCTTTCGTCCATTCCACATACTGAGGGACAATCGGCCTGCGCCTGTCGTCCTTGCCGCCTTTTCGAACCGGGGCGGGAATCGTCTCTGCCCCGTTCCTCAGCGTTCCGGTGAACTCAGCAAACCCTGTGAACAGCCCGAACATCGCGTTCGGATCAGCCTCGCTAGCCTGCCCGCCAATGCCGAGGAAATACAAGCTCCTCCAGAACTCAGATGCAAAGATGCTCATTCAAGGTCGTAAACCAGAACCGAACGGTTGCCTTGGCTGTCTACCGTGGCCACGATCCGGTCCTTGGTATCCTCTACCGCGTTGCGAATAGTGACGGTCGATGATCCGCCCCCGGACAGCTTGCCTGCCGTCGCTGCCGCAACAAGGCGCAGCGCTTGGCGAAGGGTCAGGCCGCTTTCAATGTCTTCCTGATCAAGCAAGTAGCTGGAAAACCCAGCCGCTTCCAAAGTCACCGCAGGCGCAAAGCTGCCCGCCATAGACCCCACCGCGTATTCAACCGCCCCGAACGATGCGACGCCTGCAAATGCCCCCGTCATGTTGCCCGTGGCGAGCAGCGAGCCTGCAAAGGACGCCGCCCCGTCAAATGTCCCTGTCGCCCCGAGCGCTGCCGTGACGTTGCCGGAAAAGGCCGCGACACCCGCAAACGAACCCACACCAGAAACGACAAGCTGGCCCGTGCCTTCAAAGGTCGCTGCGCCAGCAAATACCCCGGCAATGTTCCGGCCTTCCGCAATCGAGCCTGAGAATGCCGCGACACCTACCGCGCTGTTATGGCTGGACATGCCGCCGGTCTGTTGCGGCAAGACCCAGGATGACGGCGCAAGGTGCCCCGAAGGGATGCCGCTTTTCTGATCCCATCCCGGCGCAAAGAACACGTTGCGGAGGTCGCTCCGGCCCCACATGGACCGTTCGCCAGAGTTTACCCCGTTGTTAAAACGCCTCGGATATTGCGCGTTGATCGTCTGGTTCTGAAGCAGGGCCATCAGCCCCACCCAAAATCAACCGAGCCGTAGAAGTTTGTGCTGGCACCCGTCGCAGCACCCGCAAAGTAAAGCCATGTCAGGCAAGCGCCGTCGAACACGCGGGGCAAGCTGGGAAGCTGGTTCATCAGGTCACGTTCCGCACCCACCGACACCGTAGTCAGCGGCAAGGTCAGCAAAGGACGCGCAAGCACCAGTGCAGCCGTTCCCGCACCTGACGCTGCCGAGATCGTCACGCTCGCCACGTTGCGGATGCCATAATCTCCGTTAGCAAGCGGAAGGAATGGGCCATAGTTGTTTGCTGCTGTCCCGGAATGCGTGATGTGCGGCGTGATAGCCGAAGCCGTGCAGGCCACCGTGACCGGCAGAGTATTGCCCGTGTTGCCATCCTGATCTGTGTAACTCATCGCCACGTTATGCGCCGTGGCGCCTGTCGTCGTGACTACCGTGAGATAGGCCCTGACCCCAACCCCGTTGGCATAGCGAAGCGAAGGCGTGCCGGAAAGCGTCTGAGCCGTGGCAACGTTCATGTTGATGCCGGGCCAGTAGCCGCACATATCGACAAGCATCAGGACGCCGGGAACCCCCGTGGCCACACCCGTCACCGCCGCAACGTTCAGGATGTGCTTCGTATCGGTCGAAACGTCCCCGCCATGTCTCAGGCCGAATATCTGCGTACCGTTTCCCGTGCTTTCATTGCAGGGCGTGTAGGTCAGCGCCGTTCCGGCCCATGCGTTGGCCACGGGCGAACCGCCAAGCGCGCTCATGTCATACCAACGGCCAGCGGTGTAAGCCGCAGCGCCCGTGATCTTGTTCCAGTCGTTGCGCCAGAACTTTCCGTTCGTGGTCACTTCCGTCAGGAAATCGTCGTGGCTCGAAAAACCCATATCAACCCCAAGCGAATGAAACGTGGCCGCGGATGACGGATGAAACCGCCGAGCCGCCAGATGTGAATATGTGGTTCAGGCAGGCACCCGGCAGCACTTTGACCGTTCGGCCATCGTGCAGGTAAGGCGTCTTTTCCGTCGCCGTCGAAACTTCCCGCAAGACTTGTTGGATCAAAGGCTTGACCAGCACCAGCGATATGAACCCACCGGCAGAGTTGTTGCTTGTCACGCTCTGGACCGAGCGCACCCCGCCATCATTACCTGCCATCGGCACGAATGGCGTTCTTTGCCCCGCGCCTGCCGCCACGTTCGCCGCGCAATTGATCGTGCCAATGTTCGCAGCGTTGACGAAAAACTGCGTTGACCGGCCCGCAACCCCGTCACTGTTCGTGTAGTTCACCGTGATGGTTGCAATACCCGTTTGCGGAACCGTGCAGACCGCCATCATCTGCACGCCCTGTCCGTCCGTGTACCGCGTCAGGCTCGCCGTGTTGTCCATGTCCTGCTGGTCGGTCGAATCCATATCAACAAGCGGATAATGGCCTAGGTAGTCCATCAGTATCCAGTAGGAGGGCGCAACCGTCGCGGTTGAGCATTGCAGTTGCGCGTCAAGGATCAGCTTGTCTTCGCCTGCGGCTGGCGTCGGACCCGTGAACAGCCCAAAATTCCCCGAACCCGTCAGCGGCGTAAACTCGTATTGCGTGCCCACGTAGGCGTTATAGCGAGGTATTCCCGCACCCACAGAACTGTCCGCCCAGTTGGCTGCCGATCCCAGAACAGGCGAACTGGTCTTGTGGATGAAGCTCGTCCAATTGCGGCCATCGTCCTTTGCGGCCTTGGCAAAATCAACAATCCGGCGGAACGTCATCAGTCTTCCGTGCCGTCCAAGTCACCAGCGCCGAATTGCGGCTGGATACCTGAGCTAATTGCCAGCGAAGCACTCAGCGCGCCTTTGTAAAGTATCTTGCCCGTAGAGGTCGATGCCGTGCCAATGGCAAAGTGCGTCGCCGTCGCGCTGGATCCTGTGCATTGCGGGAACTGGATCAGCGCAGCGTTCGTCACCGCGTTGCCTGTCACCGTCCAGCCAGACCCGGAGCGGGGTACAGCGACACGGGCGTAAGACGTATATGCCACTTCGTTGGTCGTCTGGTTGCCCGCTTCGCCAGGATCAGACGTATGCAGCGACACATGCAGGTTTGTCAGCGGCGAGGACGCCGCGTTGTCTGCGATGTTCGCAATTGCCGTGCCGTTGAAGATCAGCAACAGGAGGTCATTCTCGAATGTGTTACCCTTGGACATTATTCAACTCCGATTGCCCGGCCATCCGGCCCGCGTTTGATTGTCTTCGGCTTTCCAAGCGTGGCCGCCAGCGCTTCCATTGCCTTCGCCATTGCGAGCGATCCGGTTTCGGATGACTGCGCCTGACGGTTTGTCTGTTCCTTGCCCGCTGCCGCTTGCTTCTCGCCCATCACGGCCTGCATTTGCATCTCTTCGCGGCGAAGCTGCATTTCTTCGGCTTTGAGGCCCATCTCGCGCTGCTTAAGCTGAAGCTCGGCCTGCTTGATCTCCAGCTCGACGCCCTTGATCTGCGCGGCCATGCCTTCCTTCTGCAATTCCATCTGGGTGCGTTCGCCCTCGGCCTGCATTTCCATCTGGAGCCGCACGGCTTCCATCTGCGCTTTCTGGGCCTCGGCCTGCATCTTGGCAGCGTCCTGCTGTTCAAGCTGCTTCTTCAGTTCCTCGATCTGCTGCATCGCCTGCTGAAGCTGGGCGCCAGCGTCCATCTTCTCCACAAGCGCTTTCTTGTTGCGGAGCTGGCTGGCCTCGATGATGACATCCGGCGGAATCGGAATGCCAGCGTTTGCCATCTGCGTAAGTTGCTCAAACTGCTCATGCTGGAGCGTGATCATGTCCGGCGCGGCTTCAATGATGATGTCCACATCCATTTCAGCCAGTGCGTTCTGAACAGGGGGCGGACCCATCGGAGGCATACCCATCGGCATGGGCATCACATTGCCCATCTGGGGCGGCATCTGGGGCATTTGCGGGGGCATCTGACCCGGCATACCCATCCCCGGAACACCGCCCATCGGAGGCGCTTGCGGAGGCATTGGCTGGCCCGGTTGCATCTGGCCCGGCATCATTGGTTGGTTGACCGGCGTGAACCGTGCGCCTTCCGGTGCCTCGTCATCGCTGATGCGCAGGAACATGGGCTCAGTCCAGAACTGCTTGGCCCGTGCCCAGAACGCGCGGTAGACCCGCAGCTTCCAGTCATTGTGCGTGTCGTACAGCGTGTTTTCTTCAGCGAGGCCCGCGTTTTGCTGCGCAAGGATCGCCCGGCCTGACTGGTTCTCAACACCGCGCCCTTGAAGTCCAGCGTTCGGACCCTGCGCGTCAATCTCGTTCTTGGCGTCCTGTAGCAGCTCGAAGTTCTGGGCAACCTCGGCTTGGCTTTCAATGAACCCCCAATCCACACCCATTTCGCCATTCGCAATCAGGTGCGCGTCAGCCCGTGCGACTTCTTCCTTCGGGTTCGTGTCCGGCGGGAAGATGCCAGCCTTTGACCAGATGCGGCGGTTCTTGATCAGGAACAGCGACATCGACCGGCGGTAGTTCATCTCGGACTGAGGCCCGATCATGTCCCGCACAACGCCGTACCGCTCGTTCTCGCGGGTCACATAAGCCGATGCCGCAATGATGGGGCAACAGGGTTTGCCATCTTCATCGAGGTATTTAGACACGCCTTCTTCCAGCACACCGCCGCCGCTGAAATAGGCATAGTTCCAGACGCCATCTGGTGCGCGCCAATAGATACACGCCACACGAACCCGTTGCCGGTCTTCATCACCCCAGCGGAACCGGGGCTTGTCGTCGTATCCCTCGTCAGTCGTGTCGCCCGTCAGCGAACCTTTGAGCGCTGCCTCAGCGTCCGGGTTGTCGGGAAACAACGCCAGCGCGTCTTCAAGGTCGTACCAGTTGTGATAGCCCTTATAGCGCGCATCGCTGAAATCCGGACGACGTGAGCGCGGATCATAAAAGAACTGATCGTAATCAATTTCCTTGCCGACAATGCCAAAGGCGCCCTGACCCTTCTCATAGCAAATGTCGATTGCCCAAATGCCTTCAATGCATCCAGACTTGAAACAAGAGCTTGCCAGCTTGTCGAACCGGATCGTGTTCTCGATGTAGTCCAGAACGTCCGTGGCGACCTGGGCCTGTTCCTCGTTCCCCGGCTTGCGGGCAAAGGCTTTCGGGTCAGAGCGGGCCTTCTGCTCAATGCCACACAGGAAGTTCACCTTGCGCTTGATGCGGTTCATGGTGACAATCGGCTGGCCGCGCCGCATCAGGATTTGCTTTTCGCGTTCATCCCATTGCGTGTCATTGTAGTTGTCATACCAGTCGCGGTCGCGGTGAGACAGCTTGCGCGCCTCGTTGTGCGCGTCCTCGGCTTGGCGTACCCACTTCTTGTACGTCGCAATGTCCTTGCCGGCGAACTCGCTGTTCACCGGATCAGGCCCGCTGTACTTCTCGGTCTGAGGCTTGCCCGGAATCATACCCGCCAACTATCCCCGTCTGGCGCCTTGGCGCGGTAATCGCTGAACGCTTGCGGCTTGGGCGTGGCGAGCGGCACAATGGCCGGGTGCGCCATGTCCAGCGCAAGGCCCATCATCGAACACACGTCCACAGCGTCGTCATGCTTACCGGCTGGGAAGGCTAACAACTGTTTCAACACGCGCTCTCCCCTCTCGTCATCCAGTAGCGAAACCTCACCCATTGCAGCCCTGCTCTGGAACGCGCGGGCACGGGTCGCCTTGTCATGAATGCTCGGCAGCCATTCCATCCGGCAGCGTGTGGCCGTCTCAGTCATGCGGCGCTTCAGCATCGGCTCGATTGCCTTCTGGATCACACCAGCTTCGCCAAACGCACATATGGGCTTCCACTTGCGGATCATGTGAAGCTTTTGCTCAATCCATTCGTCCGAAGCGGTCTGGCCATGCCACCAGTCGAGTTGATAAATCCGGCCAGTGCCATCAATGCCCCAGATGGCGTGTTCCGTGTAATCGCCGTCACCCTCGGTCACTGCGTAGTCGCTGGTCATGTACACATGCACACGCTCGGGCGCTGTCTGGTGACGCTTGAACCAGGCTTTCAGGAAGAACGTGCCGTCATCGGGCGCGGGCTCTTGCTGATACAGCGCTGACCAGTCACGGGGGCCAATCGTCTGCTTGATCTCTTGCAGCACGTTGACCGGAAACCGCTCAGGCCACAGCGCGCCGCCATCGCTCATCAGGGCGGGCAGGATCAGCTTGTCCCACTTCTTGCCGCCCTTGGCTTCGGCTTCCAGCAAACGCCCGGCAAGATCGTCTTCATGCCAGCGGGTTTGCACCAGTATTTCGGCGCGCATTCCCTGCAAGCGCGTGTAGGCCGTCGATGTGTACCAGTTCCAGACCGTTTCGCGCCGCGTTTCGCTCTCGGCTTCCTCTCGGTCCTTCAGCGGGTCGTCGATGATCAAGATGTCAGCGCCCCGGCCCGTGACTGCCGTACCCACACCTGCCGCGACATACGCGCCGTTCTTGCTCGTGTTCCAGCGGTCAGCCGCCTTGCTGTCCTGCGCCAGCTCGACGCCTTGGAACACGTTCTGGAACCGGCGCTCCTGAAAGATGTTCCTGACCTGCCGTCCAAAGTCCTTTGCCAGATCGCTGTTATAGCTCGCCTGGATCACTTGCCGGTCAGGGTTGCGGCCAAGGAACCATGCCGGGAACCGCTTCGTGGCCAGCTCTGACTTGCCGTGCCGGGGCGGCATGAAGATCATGAGCCGCTGTATTTCCCCGCGTTCAATTGCTTCCAGCTTCTCAGCTATCAGCCGGTGATGTTCAGCCGGGGCGTATTGCGGGAACGTGTACTGAGCGAAGTCAATTAAGCTGCGCCGGGCCTTCCTTCGGTCTAGAAGCTCTTGCGCTGCCTGAGCGGGCGAGAGCGGCGAGTTCGGCCTCTGTAAATTCGTCAGGGTCATGCTTGTGCGTCACCGTCGATTCCACTTGGCTCAGGCGGGCATGGACGTAAGGCGCCGCTGCCTTTGCCGCTTCAAACCGCTGGGCTGTGTCTAGGCTTTCGTCGCGTAGCAGGCTTAGCATGTAGTCGAGAGGCAAAAGGCCCTCACCTGCTTTCAGGATCGCCTGCTCAGTTAGCTTTGTCTTGGCGCCTTTGGGGCGGCCTGAGTTCGGGCGCGGTCCACCTCTAGGCACGGTCGCACACTGGTTTTTTGCTATCAATCATAGTGTTTCTACCCTAGGGCACTGTTTTGGCGGGTTTGGACCACACCAAGGCATTGTTTGCGCCAACCTAAGCGCGGACGCGAAGCCCATAATCCGAACTGACCGGATACCCCGACACCTCCAGCAGGATCAACAGCTCCTTGGTGCGCCCGCCTGCTGTGGTGATGCGGTGTTCCAGCCAGCCGCTAATGGAGCCAGACAGCTTGAACGTGGCGCTTGTGGTAGTGTTGGATGCGCCGGAGAGGCTTATGCCTGTGGTCGTATTGGAGACGCTTGCAATGGTGTCTGTGCCAAGCCAGCCGGACCAGTTGACGCTGTAGTCTAGCGTTTCGTTCTCGTCCTGCGTGGCCACGATGGCGTTGCCGCGAGGCTTCAGGCCCCGCAGGATCGTCTTGGCTTGCTGGAGAACCTTGATGTACCTGTCAGTCATCAGTCACGCCATCCTATCCGGCCAATGGCGACAGCAAGGCCAAGCCCGAGGCAAAGCAGGATGGCAATACCGAACAGCATCACTTGCGTTTTCCTTTGAGGCTGGCCAGCTTGCTTTCAATGCGAAGGCGGTAGGTTACAAGCTCGTCAATGTCGGACATGACGCGGGCCAAGTGCTTGCGATCCTGGGTGAGGGTTCTGTCGATGCGGACAAGCTCCGCTTCCAGCTCCTCGCGTTCGGATCGCTTGGCAGCCATCAGTTCGAACGTTTGGCGGCCTTGTAGCCATAGAACGTAGCGCCCGCGAAAATCACGAAACCAACGAGGGCGACGAACTCGGACGGCAGGGCTTTGGTCACGGCGCCGTCAAGGGCGACGTTGTCCACAAGGAACGCAAGGGCAAGGCCAGCAAGGGCGTTGCCAATTGTAGGCAGGTCAATGTTCTTCATGGTCAGCCCTTTCGCTGGTTAGTCCGTTAGTGCGCCATTGGCGCGGGGGGTGGAAAACTCATCGCTGGACGGGTGATCTGCCCACGGGTCAAGGTATTGCGACACGTCAGGCTTTTCGGGCTCGAACATGTCGTCGTCAGCCTCGCCGCTGAAATAGGCGTCCAGCGCTTCCTTGGCGGCCTCAACGGCGTCGTCCATGCTTTCAAGAGCGGCAACGGCCTGTTCCCGTTTGCCAGCGAGCGCTTCAAGGTCAGCGTCAATCTGGGCAAGGTCGGCGGTCAGGGCTTGATAGCGCTCGCCCTCACGGGCCTGTTGGGCCTCATAGGCTTGTTTGACGAGTTCGGTATAGCGGTCGGTCATATTCGGGGCCTTTGCGTATGGGTGAACCAAGTTACCCGCTTGGAGGGACACCAAGGGGATTGGATGCGGGGCTTGGCTCGCCAATAGGCAATGGCTTACGCAGTGGGACCGGTGAGCGCTTCTGCGCTGGCCAGCCCCTAGCGCATCATTAGCGGCTCGCCCGTGGGTGCCGACTGTTCAATGATGGGCGGAATATGGATTGCCGCGTTCGCCCCGATTGTCAACACGTTTGGGCTCGCCTTTAAGGGCCATGCCGTTCCTAGCCAGAATTTCCTTCAGTTGGGCAAGCGTGGTCTTGCCAAAGTTTTCCTGAAGGATTTCCTTTTCGGTAAACTGGCAGGCCTCCTCCATAGTTTCAAACCGGTTTGACAAACGGGCAATAGCGTATTTTGGGGCGCCCAAATCACGCCAATACTGGCGCGTTTCTAGTATTCTGTCAGACCGGCGGCGCCATTCATCGTAGTTCATGCCACAGCCTCCAATGCTTCCAACGCAATTTTAACAACGTCGCGACCCAACATCATTCGGTTAAGCCGCATGGTCAGGATATGCCCATCCACGCTCAGAACCTCGCCGGATACCCGTTCGCTTGCAAGGGTAAACTGGCCAAGGTCGCCGGGCTTGACGGCTTGCAAGGGTTCACGCGGCTGATGCTTGTGCGCTTCGGTATCGTGGAAAATGCCTTGCGGAGGGCGCTGGAGCCATTCGGCCTGCCGGGGCGGTATACCCTGCCAGCGACCAGCGAACCGCACTGGCGCGCGAACGTAGCGCATTTTAGACACGGCCCACGGGTCGGGGTCATGGGCGAAGACGTAACCGGCGAGGGCCAGGACGGGTTGCCCGGTCTTGCCGCGCGTGTGCCGGGCCTTGCGGCGGCGGTCCAACATCATCAGGCAGAAGGCATCATAGCCAGCCTCACGAAGCTCGGCAGCGGCTTTGTGCTCATTGCCTACACGGGCTGTAAAGGCGTAAAGCATCAGCGTTGTCCTTTCGTGCGAGGCCGGTTTATGACGCGGCCTACGTCTTCAGCGGGTTGGATTTGAGCGAAGCGGCGGGGCTGGCGTTCACCGCAGCGGGAACACCATGTGCGGCCGAACTCGTCGTGCTCGTCGTATCGATGGAAGCGGAACTGG